ACCCATTCATTAAATCTATCGCCGCCTAAAAACTGTATGGCTAACATCCTTTTGTTTGGATAATCCACCAACTCGGTAGTGCCTACCCCGCTAATCTCTTTGTTTTCATCAAAAGCAACCCAAAGATGTTGATGCCCATTTAATATTGAAGCAAACAACATCTCCATGCTCCATCTTCCTTTAGATCTGGCGATAGCTTTTCCCAACTGCTCACTTACATCAGGCCACAAGGTGGCTAAATAAGTAGTCGGAACAAGTGCAATCGTATGATTCGCCTCCCCTCTTTCTGTTCTCGGTTTTACCTTAGGTTCCCTAGCTAGATCTCTAATGTTTTTTACTCCCGAAAACTCTATAGGCTTTATCATGCCGGCAATACTCCTCCTACCCTCATGGGTGCTGGTTGTCTTAATGTTCCTGTTCTTTCTTGACGAACTCTATCAAGCATTTGATCAAGCTCAACAACACCGGCATCTGTGCTGCCGTCACCTAAGCCTGAAACAACATCAGCGGGAACAATATATTCTCCGGGACTAACCGCCACTGGCTGACTGTCCCCTATCATTCCGGGGATCATGTCATCCATACCGCCACCTACACCCCTAATCTCTCCTTCTTTTTGAGAGCCCGGAACAATTTCTTCTAGGACTTTTTCTCTAAGCATCTGAAAAGCTTCTGGGCCAAACTCATCAATAAAGCTTGCAACAATTGCGCTTGCTTGCTCTTCATCTAACTGACCAGATATTGCTTGCACTGCTCGCTCAATAAGCAATTGTCCGTTAGATTCTAAAGTTTCGTCCATAGCGGTTTCCCCGCCTAAGTTCATCCTTCTCCTGCCGCCTCTTCCCTTCGGCCCTTTGCGCTGGGGTGCTGGAGCAGACATGGGCGGATCAGAAATCCTCTGATTAGGAGCAGTTTGCATTATAGGTGTTAGTGGTGGCTGAATAGATTGAGGAACCTCTAAAGCTGGAGGTAGTTGCATGCCTATAGGCATCTCTCTAATCTCTGGTTCAAAGCTTCTGCCAACGTTCATTATCCCGCCAGCTCCTACTGCAGGGCTGCTTGCAAAAGGAGGTGTTGAAGGCATTGGCACATAAGGAGCCTGAAGCTCAGGAGGCATTTGCCCAAAAGGACTTCCAATTTCTGGATCAAAGCTTCTTCCGCCTATTGGGCCTGTACTTCTTGTTGTTTCAGCAACAATGTCTTCGTATGTGATATCAGGAGAGCTAATTACAGGGTCAGAAGGATCTGATCTAGGGCCAAATCCTCTACCGCCGCCTGTATTAGTGTCCTCTGGAACGTTAAGAACTTCATCAATAGTTCCTACGGTTGCGTCTCCTTCTGGCGTTGATAAATAATCTTGGATATTAAATCCACCAATCCCAGCAGCTCCAGAAAGATCTAGGTTGGAAAGATCTATTCCTGACAAGTCAACATTATATATTGGGAATTGACTTCCTGTTCCAGACCCTGTCCCTGTCCCTGTTCCGGTTCCAGAGCCGGCATCTCCAGCAGGTTGTGGTGCCCTAAAATAAGTTATTTCTGGCTGAAATCCGGGTCTAGTTCCTTGAAGTTCTTCGGCACTAATGACCTCTGTACCTCTAATTCCGGACTGTCTTGCTCCTGATCCAGCTCGTCCTGTGGGAGCAAAGTTGTAGTTACCACTGCCGCCTTGACCGCCTATAGGAATTTCTCCGCCGGGGAACATTTGCACAGGGGCTCCTGCCAGCTCTTGCAAGCCTCTAATATTATTTGCGTAATGCTGAGGATTTATTGAAGTGACTCCGCCTCCACCCATCCTTGGTATTGTATAGCCGCTGTAATCTTGTTCTAGTTGGTCAAAGGCTCCCTCTATGTTGCTAACAGCTCTGTCGTATTCTGCTTGCTTTTCTTCTTCAAACCTTCTGTTGTTTCTTTCTGCTAACTCTCTAGCATCTATTTCGGCTATTTTGCCTTCGCCTGTCCCAATTGCCGCTAAGTTAGCGGGCTGAATTAAGGCTTTTCCAAAAGCTCCGGGCTGCTTGAATGGTGCAAGAAGTCTATCTCCTGCAGTTTGAGCGCCCCTTAAAGAACTTAATTGTTCTGATAGGTTTGCTACGTTTGCATTTGCCGCATTTCTAACGCCTTCTGCGCCAAGCAGCTTTTGCATTGGATCTGCTAAAGCCATTTGCGATGGATTTAAGACTGGATTCATGGTAGCTCCAGTGAGATCTGTCACTGCTGCTGGAGAAAATCCTTGGTTTACCAACTCTCCGGTCACAGGATTTGTTGCTGGTGCTGCCCCCATCTCTATTGCTTTAGCTATTGGATCTGCAGTTTCTGCTGCCGTTAATGCTAGGTTTTTTCCAGCCTCTGAAGCAGCCGTTGACGCATCTCCTAAGGCTGCTGTGGTATTGGCGATTTCTGGGTTTAATGCATCACCCGCAGCCCCTAAGGCTTTTCCTAATCCAAATCCTGTAATCCCAGATAACAATCCTTTCTTAAGATCGCCAGTAGCTAGAGTTGTAGCCAATCCGGAACCAATGGCCCCTGCCGCAGCAGAGCTTAAGCCTGCTCCGCCTATAAGGCCTCCCAATGTTGATCCAGCAAGCAAGGAAGAGCCAAACATACTCCCTAACAATGGGGCCAAGAACGGTAAGAATGCTTCAGGCTGACCTGTCACTGGGTTGGTGGTCAAGCTTCCGGTCGGAGACAACGCAGCTATACCTTGCACTTCTGCAGGATTCATATGGACAAGCATGCTGTCACCATAGCGACCATATGTCGCCATGTTGTTAGCCATGTTTTGTAAAGGCGGTTGATTCTGATACATATTAACTAGTCTCCACTCCGAAGAGGTTAAACGCGAAGTCTCCCGAACTCGCATAAACTTTTATTACATCTGTCTGGTTTAGGCACATACCAATCACCACCGTTCTAGTCGTGGTTGCCGCTAGATCTTCGTCGTAAAATAAAAATTGCTTGTTGTCTGCCGACGCATCCGCAACATGCACGCTCACTCGAAACGTGCCAGTAGATCCTCCGCGATTGCAAACAACCAGAGAGCTAACCGTGGTTTGAGTTAGGTCTGGGGCTGTATATAAGTCGGTCGTTGTTGTTGCGCTTGGCGCAACCTGACCTAATACCTTAATGATATCGGTCATGAGGCACCCATTAACAAAAACTGAAACCGACGCATTGCCAAAGATCCAGTCTTATCGCCTTGAGTCTTTGCAAGATCTATATCATTTTCCAGCGTTTGAAAAGCAAACTCAATCGTTCTTCTTGTGGTAGCTTCGTTTTCTTGAGTATATTCAGAAGCAGGGACTGGTAGTGGTATCGTTCTTCTAGATGCCATTATCTTCTACCGTCCGGTTGCAGATCAAATCTTAAGTCTCCAAGCCTCCATCCATAACCAGACCCGTTACTTTCAACCCTAACCACAGAATGTCTAGCTCTGTTACGAACAAAAGACTGAGTGCTTGTTGGTGTAACAACTGATGTTGACAACGTCGTTGCCGTCTCTAAAGGAAAGTCACTGCCTTTTATTATAATGTTTGCTTCAGCATCTGACTGATTACCATTAAATGTAAAGTCAGGAATTATTCTGCTCATAAACATAAAGTATTCGCCTTCGGACATTTCCAAATCCCCAGACTCTATGTATGCCGTTATGGCCTCACCGTCTCCATCATACCCAACTTCTTGCTCGTAAAGGTAATTATTACCCCCTTCAATTGCAGTTGTTGCTAATGGATACTGCCTAGTTGTTCCTCCTACCCAAGCTCCTCTTGATAGCGTTCCAACTGACCACAAATTTTCTTCATAATTATATGTGACGTAATTCGTTATTTCCGTATCAGCACTACCTACTGGATAAAACCATGTGACTTCGTTGTAATCATTATTTTCAGCAGCAAAAATCTTATAAGATTGGTCTTGATTTAGGTTTGAAAAAACAAAGTCTTTAACGGAGCAAGGCAGCGGCTGAACAGCCCCGTTGTAAACATAAAAGTTTCTTCTGTCCATGAAGTAAACAGACCCTCTTGCATTCACAGCCGCATTAGGGGATATCATCGATACATCAGAACTAAGTCTAGTAAACTCAAAAATAAACGGAGCGCCAATAAATCTCATGGAGTGAAGACTTACATCAGTCCATATAAGTATTTCCTGTCTTGTTTGAACAGCCCCAACAATTAACGATCCAGAGTTAATTCTTACACCGCCAGCAGAGTTAATTGCTGTGGGAGTCCAGTCTGCAACATTTTCTTGATCAGAAAACCTTACAAACAAAGGATCTATATTAGATGAACCGATAGGGTTTGTGCCAAAAGCTATTACATGCTGGTCTGTATCAGATACCATTATTTGTAAAGCAACTGTTGGAGCGTTAGAAGCCCCGCCAAGACTGGTTATATTTACGCCTCTTGCTCCAGTACCACTAGATTCGTCCCAATAATAAATGCCACCGCCTCTAATATTGAACAATAAATCTTCACCGAAGTTATCTTGGCTCCACAATCGAAGCTGTCCAGCAGAAGATACTGCGCTAGAGCTTCCCCAAGTACCAGATCCCCAAGTGCTAGCGCCCCAGCCAGTGCCGCTGACAAAGGTGTTTAGGCCTGTATTTATTTGGTAAGCACCAATTGTGCTTGATCCGCCGTTTCCAGTATCACTAGAGTTTGCAGTTACTTCGTTACCGTCAGAATCTTTAGCGACTATTGTGTAAGTGCTTGTCGTTGGCACCGAGACAACTTGGTACTCTTGATTCAATACTGGCGCTGTTATGTTGCCGCCTAATGTTGCAGCGTCTGAGTATGTTACAAAATCATTAACCACGGCTCCGTGTGCCGTGTCTGTAACAGTCAAAGTAGAAGACCCATCGACCGCTGCAAAGGTTACATCGCCAGCCGAAGTAGTCTCTCTGATAGGGGTAATGTCGTTAAATCCACTCCCCTCTGCAACATAGAACTTAAGGTTTGTACCGAGCCCTATGTACTTGATTGACTCCAAAGAAGCCCAGTCATGTATTGACCGACAAACTCCCAAGAAAAAATCCTCGGTAAACTTACGCCAGCCTCCTATTTTTTCTGGCCGACCTTTCCTAAACCTAACTTTGTCAGAGTCAAACCAGCCAGAATCTGCTGTATATTCAGTTCCTTCCTTATTAATACCCGGAGCAAACTGTATTTTGGTTAGCGCCATCTTTTATTCTCATCGATTCATATAAGATGAAAGTACATCGCTGCGAGGGAAAGCAGTTCGACCTCCGCCGTTCATGCCTTTTCCTCCGCCTCCTCCAAAGCCTCCGCCCATAACTGGTTGTCGCTGATTGAAGCCTCCCGCATACCCACCACCTAGCGGCTGTTCGTTGAAATCATTGTCCGTCACATAGGGAGGGACAAAGGGTATTGAGTTATTCATAGAACCGCCCTTTCCGCCGGGGTTGGTAGTCGTTCCGCCCCCAAAGCCTCCTTCATCTCTGTCGTCTATACCATTTCCATTACTGTCTTGGAAATCATTTGTCCGAATCATTCCTCCCCCGCCAGTCATAGGTGGGTTTTGATAATATCCGTCATCCACTCGACCATCGTCTGATGGGCCTCCGGGTTGACCGCCGGGGTCGTAAGGAGTAGGGGAGTACGAAGGAGGCTGATAAGGTTGGTAATGAGGATTTTGAAAGCCATATATATTCTGAGGAATACCAGAGTTCCCAAATCGATATGAGTTATTTTGCATCTGCCCATAACCATATGGCATTCTTGGTTGTTGATAGCTTGGCCGTTGATAGCCATACCTGTTTCCTTTTCTTCCGGGACTGGGGAAACCTCCTCCCGGATAACTTGGAGAGCTAGGCGGCTGAGGGTAGTAACCTCCGGGCTGAGGAATGTTCCTTTGACCCTTTCTTCCGGGGGAAGGAAACGGCATTGGAGAAGGCATGGGATACGGTGAATAACCGATCTGCTCTTGTGGCAATTGCCCTCTTTGCTGCATTTGAGGCGGATTATTCCCTATCCGCATTTGTTGTTGCATACTTCGATTTATATAAGCTTGGTCAAGGCCTTCAAATCCAGACTTTTGATCCTGCGGCATCTGAGGCGGATTATTCCCGCGCCTTTCAAACCTTTCAGGGCCTTGATTAGTTTCGTATATATTAGGAGGGCCTTGATCTCGCATTTGCCCAGTTTGTTGACCTATGCGACCAAAAAGATCTTGAAGACCGCCGCCAAATCCACCGTCACTTCTTTGAAGGTTCCCACCCCCAAGCTCTTTGAACAGGTCTGCTACTTTAAAGCTTGGTCGCAGATTATTCCCGCTAGAAGTTCGACCCCGATATTGCGATACGCTATTCGTTGGTTGAAAACGATCTCTGTAATTGCTTCTTCCGCCATACGGAACGCCAAACGGGGTTAGGGTTATTTCACCGGTGGGAAACTGTGACATCTATCTCTCCTGATACTCACCAGACTTAATCATCTGGCATATCTCTAGGGCTCTGTCTCCAACTTGGGTAGCCCATTTGCTGTCGTAGAACTCATCGCCAGCCTTTGTGTAATTACCGTCAGCCATGTGGCCCAAGGCTTTAACAAACTTGCGTAACTTGGTCTGACCAATATTAAATGACAGGTCTATTAAGGCTTCTTGACGCACGCTATCTAGCTTTGAGAACCACTCGTATTCAATCGTTAACTCTTCA